GGCTGAGAACCAGTGGCTGCCGCATTGGTGTTGGCAATACCCGCCGTCTGAGTGGGGTTGAGCGGCGCAACAAACGCGTCGGGGGTATTTCCATATTGTTGGAAGCCCTGTTGAGCAACGTTTTCCGCACGAGCGTTGACGGAATTGTATCTCGCCAAAACGTCTGGCGGGATCGTCACCTGTTGGGTTGTTGTGCCGCTCTTACCACCACCGCTCATATCAATGCTCCGTCGACGTCTCGTGACCCGTCTTTACACCATACAGGAAGAAGGCCCCAGCGGGTTCGCCAAATTGCCGCTCGTAAAGTCTCACTTTGGCCTTAGTCCTAGTGTTAGACAACACCCCAATAACTAGGGGAACGTTAAGGCTGTCTGATACTTGCTTGGAAAACTCGACTAGGCGACGGGCGTGACCAACGGATTGGCTGGAACGTTCTGCTTTGTGGCGAAAATTCGGGTCTACAAACACCGCCTTTTCTTCCAGTATCCAGTCATCACTATACCACATTTGAGACATTCGCAGAAGTACCGCCCCCTCGATCGGCTTTCCGCACTCCCCGATAATACCGCACAACCCCTGCCACAAGTACAGCGCGGGTTTGATCATTCCGCGCATTTTTTCGGGGTTAACGTCCATAATGCCATTTTCGTGCCATGCACGGATAGCCAAATCGAGCAGTGCGTTTTCGTCTTCCGGGGTCGCCAACCGTACTTTGATTTCGTCGGACATTTTTAATCCTTTTTGGGACCGGGCAGCTTCTTAAGAGTCTTGATGGTTTTAGCTCTCATCTTCTTAACGAAAGAGTCCAGCACTTGGTGACCGTAGTCAAGGTCTCCACCGCCCACACTAATTACTTCCTCCGGTGATATCACATACTCGCCACCAGCCGCAATAATGGGCACCAACGGTTCGTCGATCTGCCCACCCGCCGCTTTACGTGGCATGTCCGCACCATAGGGAGAAGATGGCTGGCTGTATGCGCCTTTCTTTTGGCCATACGGGGTGCCGCCGAACACGATCTTGGCGGATTTGAACCCCGCCATCGTGTTACCCTCTCCCATTGCGGAAATAATGTCCGCCGGAATCACGTAGGAACCGGACTTCACGTGCATGGGCAAATGGTCAGTGCGACCCGCAACATGGGACTGAATTGGACCCACATGGGGGGTGACTTTCCCGGGCGTAGTGGTGGTAATGGTCTGGCCACCCATCTTTTTGTGTTCGCGGGCCACGTTCAGTGCAATGGCAACCGCCTGATTCTGTGGACGGCCAGTGTGCACCAACTCGCTAATATTGGAGCTGATTGCCTTCTGAGAACTACCCTTCTTGAGCGGCATGGCTTATCCCAGCGAGTAGGTAACGTTGATGGACTGCCCAGTACCGGGCGTGACGACGAGGCCGTTCGTGAACACTTGACCAGCACGGTAGACGCCCAGTGTGGTTGGTGTGGCCATTAATGCGGTTGCCGCCGGAATTGACCCCGTTTCCGTGTAGTTAGAAACCAGCCCAGAGGCGCTGCCCGCAACCACGACGGTAACACTTACGAGATATCCTTTACCAGTCGCGATGAGCGTTGCTGCGGTGACTGTGGACGACGTCGCCGTACCAAAACCCCGCAGTGTCGCTTGGCCCAGCGTGTTGATAGCTACAACACCGTTCTTTTGGACTGTTAGAATGTCGTCAAGACTAGCCATTAGAACTTCCCGTCTGGTTGGAATCTATATCGGGTGTTGCCGATACGCCAAAACGAGTTGATGTCGTTGCTCTCCATTTTGATTGACACCAACCGCCCCCTAAATCGCGGGGTAACGTAGTCAACCGCCTGAGTAAGCGTGAATGGCCCGTACGCCACCGGGGTCTGTCCGGGGTAGTCGGCTACGTAGAAAGTGAGGAGTACGTTGGCGTTTTGAACACCACCATAGTACCCCCACTTCATATCCGGCCACACTTGGTCGACGAACATCTTACTGTCGGCTTCGTTCAGGACGAAATAACCCGTCTGAAACGACGAGACCATCGCGTTGCCATCATCGTTAGGCGAAGTCTCGTGCTGAAACAAGTACGTGTTGGGGGCCGCTCCAATTGGCGGGCCAAGGACGGACTCGTTAATCCATGCGGTTCGGGCAAGCTCGCCAAAGTCCCACTGGTCCAGTACGATGTTGTACTTCACGTAATTGTGAATTTCGCCACCGTTACCGCTAGTGGGGTAATACCACGAGATCTCGCCAAACCGGCTGTTCGGGGCAACGCGGATTTTGTCGACGTTGTTGGTGTCGAGGTCCTGGAAGATAACGTCCCAGACCGGGCAACGAATGGGTTCGACACCATTACCGGCCAATCGGTAAAACTGGCTGGGACCCATCCAGTACACTACGCCACCAACCGATGCCGCCGCTTTGCGACCAATAAGACCGCACCCATTGCCCAGCTCGTTGAACTGGTAGACGTAAGGGGGACCAACGTATTGCATGGCCCAAACGCCAATGTCGGTCCACAGTATGGCTTGCTGACCGGCTTGGATGCACTGAATAATGCGTGACCCTTTGGGTATGCGGTAAGAACCCGCCTGATTGGTGATTGTTGCGGTCCACGAAGAGTAATCGTTAACATCGCACCAACGAATGAGCAGTGGGTCTTTAATACCATTGAACGTACTTCCCCAAGCAATGATCTGCCGCTGGGGCATCGCGACGAATATTCCTTCACTAACTGAAGGAGCACTCGGAATAATAAGCGACGTTTTGTCACCGCTGGTTGGGTCCCATTCAAAAATCGGACCGTTTAGAGGGCACGATATTAGGATTTGCCCCCAGTTGTCCAGCGTCCAGTCGACCGCTTGAATGGCGGTTCCACTGTTAACGGCTGGGGGAGAACCAGTACCGTACCCGCCGTAACCATATGGACCAATGCCGTATCCAGTGCCAACCGCTGCGGGGCCGAGACCATTCCAGTATAAAAAGCGAACGAACCCGCTGTTTTCGTAAACACTAGCCGTGGACGAAGCTGAATTGTTTGCCGAAATGTCGAATAAATTAGCGGATACTACTCTGTTTACTACGTAATTACCGCTTAGAGTTATACCACCAACGGGTGTAACGATGAGTATTGGGAAAGTGTCACCAACGAACAGTCTGTGGTTAGGAAGCAACACCGCAACCGAACTGCTAGTGTTCGTTGCGGTAAAAAGCGGCACCACACCGTTGTTCGAAACGTTGCCACCGCTCACATAAGCCGCAGTGGTGGTGCTGGCAAAAGACACCGTACCCGCACCGGATGCGGTAACAACGTATTTCCCATTATATCCAGCCGGATTAACGCTTAAAACGGTGACAACACTACCAATCGGGAAAACATATGCCCCGCCGAACGTAATGGTGGCAACTGTACCAGTACCCGATGCTCCAGTCACCGCCAACGGGGTAGTGGTGGTAGTAAAAACCGCCAAATCCGGGTCGCCCAATATATTAGTTGCGTAGATGGTGTAAGTGTTGGCCGAACCGCCAACGTTGTAACACTGGTACTGACCAAACAGCACGATGCCGCCCACGGCCACCGGGGTAATGATGTTTACCGAATCATAACCGTCAATGTTTCGGCCAGTGTCTGTTACCAACACCGCATTGCTACCAGCAGTGGTCTGGAAATTAACGACCACGTCGTACGTGGAGCTTTGCGGGGTGATATCCGATGCGCTGCCGCTAACTATGATTTCCAAAGCCATTCCACCGCCAGCGATTGCGCCGCCGGAAGTATATGCCGCCGTAGTGGTATTGGCATAAGTAACGCTGGTGGTGGTCGACGAGACAACGGTAAATTGCCCGTTGTAACCCGACGGAACAACGCCGCTCACCGTGATGCCGTTACCCTCTACGAATTGAAATGGTGTGGTATGGGTGAGGGTAGCGTTAGTGCCGTTACCACTGGCACCTGTCACAACGATGGGGCTAATTCCTTCCGCACCCACCGCCAGATAACTGTTGTTGTTGGTGTCTTCCCACGCCCAAAGGCAGCGGACAATCGACCCGATAGCATTGCCATAAAACTTGGTCCACCCACCAAGCTTCTGGACAAGACCGCCAAGGGTTCGATCGGGAATAAACCGGATAAGCTGGCTATACGAGATCGCCGCTTCGTTAAGCGTGGGCGTCTTGTTCTGGTCAACGCCCGGGATGAGTTTAAACGATGCGTGGGGCATGCGTTACCTCGTCGGGGTGGCGATGGTAGCGGGCGACTGCGACGACCACCCGGCAGCGTCGAATTTCTTGCGGGCTTCCTCTACCACGGCGCTCTTAAGGAGAGCCTGATACTGGCTCTCGTAAGTGATCGCCATTTGCGGGTCGTCGTTAGCACGGCCAAAATTGCGCTGGTACGCGCTGACATAGACCATGGACGCCATGATAAACAGGTCGGGCAGGTACTGGCTGATGAAAGTCGTCTTGTTCGTCAGCGAGAGGCTATTAGGACGGTACGTACCAACGACCTCGACCGGGTACGCTTGGTCGGGTACTGGACCGACAAAGAACAGCGTTTCGTTGAAGGGGACGAAGTACTGAGGCTTGCCACGGTTGGCGGTCAGGGACGAGCCGTAGACTGCGTCGAGAAACTCCTTCGTCGTCGGCAAAAGAGGAACACGCACGCAAGTGTCTGGGTCTGTCGAGATCGAGGCATTACCGGCAGCGTCAGTTAAAAGGTTGATCTGCTCGCTTACGACAAATGTGCCTTCAGATGAAAGGCTATTGGATGACAGGTTGATGTTGAAAGAAAGATTTCGACTACCCACAGTCAGGACGAATGTGGCTCCGTGCAGCGATGTCGACGTGAACATGAAGTCAATGTCGCGATACATGCGGTTTTCAGCATAGGTGATCATTTGGGGTAAGATGATCTGAAACGCAGGGTCAGTTGATTCGACGACCGCCATAGTGGCAATCTGCTGAACGTAACTAGTCGTTCCAGCAACGGTTCCGTCGTAACTAAGGCCCGTTGTCATCTAGTGTCTCCTAATTCCAACGCATTTTAGCACGGTTAGGCGTTCTGTACCATCTTGGCAGACCGACTACACCACGGTTAGGCAAACTTCGTATAGGCAGCGGCCAGCTTCTGGTCGTATTGGTTCTTGGCGTACTGCGGGCCATTGTAGCCCTTGGCAAATCCAGCCCAATTCTTGGCGACAAGCTCGTCCAGAAGGCCAGCCTTTTTGATGAAGGACGCCATCTGACGCAACTGCCCCGCCTCGCTCTCGCAGGCCTCAGACACCATCTCGTGGACGGAATTGCAGCCCGCGAGCTTGTAATTTGATCCCATGATCTGGCCCAGACCCCACGAAGTTGACAGCAGTGCTGCTTCTTCGTCGATAGCGCAAGCACGAACGATTTCTGCGTAAACGGCGTCAGACCCCTTCGGGTAGGGCTTCGTGCCCCACTTGGGATAAGCTAGTCCTTCCGCTTCAGCATTGGATCGAAGCCCCGGCGCGTCTTTCAAATGCTTATAAAAGTGGTGGCGTTCAAAGAGGGCCTTGGGGCGGCCAGCCTTGTCGAAACCAGATCCTGCCGCCTCAACCGCAATGACGGCGCGGAAGGCTGCGGGCTCCACACCCAGATCGTTGGCAATCTGATCAATTTCAGACGGTTCAATTTTGCGTGCTGCGCCCGTGAAGTCCATCACTTGTCTCCCGATTTTGCTGCCATTGCGTCAGTCTTGGCCTTCGATCCAGCCGACGACCCATAATAAAAGTTTACCACGCCCGTCCAAGCCGTCCCCAGCGCGCCGAGCATCATCAAGAGGGCCTCAGTGCCATTTTTAGGCATGCCGTTGATGAGCATCCAGATGAGGATGCCGAAGAAGCCGACTGTGATAATCAACGCGAGGATGCGAGGAATCCAGTCGTTCGTCTGCATCTGCATCTTGCGGGCGCTGTCGCGGTCTCCGGAGCTGATGCGCTCAAGGTCGATGTCCAGTTCCTTCATGCGGACCCTGAAGTCGGCGTCAATTTTCTTGATATCAGATAGTTGCTCTGGCGTTGCCGACTGCATGGCGCTGGCGACGTCTTCTGACGTGCCGTTCTCGTGTCCCAAGAGGGCATTGGACAGCGTCTTGACGGCCATCCCTGCCAGCGGGCCACCAAGCGCGGTCGCAATTGTGGGCGCAACTTGCCCCAGAAGCGGGCCAAATGTTTTCAGAAGATCCATCACTTCCCCCTGTTCTCTATGATAGCGATGCGGCGATCAAGGTCAGAGACAGCCTTCGCCGTCTCCATCCTGATGGCTGCCCTAGCCGCCGCAGCGTCAGCCGCCATGTCCAGTCGGCTTTTTTCAACGGCGGCCATTGCCCGCTCCCGGTCCAGCGTCATCGCGGCGCGGCCAAGTGCGGCCTCCTTCTCGACGGTGCCGATCTTTTCGCTCAGGTTTTCCCTGATTTCGGCCATGTCGATGGTGGTGCCTTGCGGGGGGATTGCC